CGGAAGGCCCGGAGGAGATCGGAAGAAAAGGTCGAAAGGCCGGATCGGAAGATCGACTCAGGAGGCGCCGGGACCGTAGGTGACCGACATGGTGGTCCGGGGACGGGCCGAGGTGCTTCCGAGTTTGGTCTCTGACCCATTACTTGGAACGGATGATTGTCTTCACGATACCTCTTTGATTGACAAGTCTGTTTCATCCATCCACCCTGGTTCACTTATTGCGACGGTGGCTCTGGCGTAGTCGTCTCCCTAGGATCTCGGTCCGACGGAGCTTTTGTGTATAGACAATTCCTTTTTGAATGTTCTTGGATTACCATCTGATTTTGACCCTGTGTTGGGTGGTTTCCTTGATAAGTTGTGTAGTTTGTTTGAACCCACATTGTCTGTACCTTTTATTGAAATGCCTTCTAGTATAACTGTACGTAATGCTGGCCTTGACGCTTCTGCATCTATGGATATTCCTAGGAAGGCTTTGTTAGCCGATTAAGACACTTAATATATGTACAACTTTGCGAACTTTATCTTTACTAATTACCCTAAGATCTGGTCTACACGTTATGACGTGCCTAAGTTGTAATTATATAACACCATTACTGCCTTACGTAAAACTATTGCCCCAAGTTTCTACACAAGTGCTTTGGGTTAAGCTCACACTCCTGTCTTTTCTGTGGGATTGGTATGGTGTAATGTCTAGATGCGTGCTATTTCAAATAAAGTTAAAGATGCTCACAATAACTTGAAGGAAGCTTTTATTAATTTGTTCTTGTCTCAGAATCCTGTTGTTGTGAACCCTGCTTAACTTAAACCTTCTATATCGGTTGTTGATTGGGATCTCATTACTGTTAATAGGCGTGTGATTTATTTGGATTGTGAGTTTGTCAATGGTCATATTTCTGAGATTGGTTATGTAGTTAAGGAAGATGACGAAGTGTTTAATGTGTATGGTGATTCTACTAACATGCTTTTTGCTCTTCACAAATTGCAAACCTTGTCATCTAAACTAGTGACTTTAGTTATGAAGGATTCAAGGGCTGATCTTTAATATTTGGCTAAACGGGGTATTATTTTTTATGGGAATGTTTTGGATATAGGAAGTTGTTAAGATCGTTCTGAGAGTGAAAATCTTACCGTAACAAGCTTACCCATTATTACATCTAAGTTGGAGTTGTATAACTCAACTACATCCCATAATCCTTTAGAGGAGGTTAAGTACTTTTTTACTCTAATAGACCCTTGTTTAAAATAGGCTTAGGTTGCTGATTTTATTGAGAATCGTTGTTTGGATATCTATCTTCATCAAGTCTAATGTAAGTCTTGCATGGATATCAAGCTCTGTAATTTCTTTTTATATCGTTCTGTTCCTACTTATTGCTAGTGTAACTTTTATGAGAGGAGCTTACTATAATATGCTAATTTTAAGATGTGTGGTAAGGACTTACATATTACTGGTACTTGTTCTTAAGCAACAGATTTCCCATAGGAGTATCGTGCCATACCAATAAGATCTAGTAAGTAATATAAAAAGAATTATGATTCTCATATCACTGTTCATGACTGTTTTGATAGAGGTTAAGATTACATGGATGAATATGATGATGAGTCTGATCATGGTGAGCCTATGGACCCCTTTTTCTTTTTACATGATTAAGTTACTAATCGAGGTTATAAAGTTGAAGAGGTTAATTCTAAGAAGTAATATTAATGGATTATTTCAAAAGGTGGCAAGAGCATTACTATTGATTGGCCTAATGATTAGCCTGATTACTTTATAATTAAAGGTATCTTCTTCCCTATTAACTAACTTCGTTTTGCCCTGGACATTTACAAATCTAAGAGTGAAGTGGATTATACTGTTAGTCATTAAGGATTGTTGCCTTATGCCACGAAATTTGGCTAGAAGAATCGTATTGATTATAAGGGCTCTTTATAAGTTGCCACTTATTAATCATCGTAAGCTTTAATATTTGATGGTGCCTTTTTGTATGGGATTGATAAAAAATTTCCTATGGCATGGTGTAATAAGAAACCTGTTTATGAGGAGGATAAGGTGTCTCATAAGTTTGGCCCTCGTGTCCGCTGTGAAGGAGGTGCTTACTATTTGGATAAATCTACATTGCCAATTGCTGTTGCTCAGGGGAAGAACTTCAAGGCTGGTGATTTTGAGCTAACCCCGAAAGAGTTTGAGTATTACATCAAGGATCATTAAATGAGTTGTAATTTTCAATTAATTTATCCTGTTACTCCTGTTTAGTTGGAGATATCTGACACACCTGATATGAGGAAGATCTTATAAATGTATCCTAAGTGTAAGCTATTGATAGGTAATGGTGGTATTTTGAATTATGCACTTTATGATGGTGAGAGGATTACTTAGGGCTTTTTTGCTTATTAATCACTTGCTATTGTTAAGCTCTAGTGGGTTAAATACACCACTTTGTTGTATCATGTTCTTGATTATAAAACATTCTATGATACACCAACACCTAAGTGGATTATGGATCGGTTTCTTGATCAAGGCTATACTGAAGAGGACATTAAATTGGTAATTGATGACCCTTTGTTGTTAGTTGACCCCGTCTTTTTTTATAGCTTATTGTTTACTGCTCGCATTTCTAACACTTGTGTCTGTAAGAGGAGCACTTGTGTTGTTTGTTCCCCCTAGGCTGCTATAATTAAGGTTGATAAGTTTAAGGCTTAGCCATTAAATGATGGCCCTGTTGTTTATGCTCCGCGGATTGTTGTTAATGGATTTATTGATATATCTGGTTCTATAAATAATCGTAAGCTTTGGTCTATAACTTCCATAACCTCTAATAGCATTGTCCGGAAATTTGTTTCTCCTGATCTTGATCGTTTTGACTGTATATAGAACTGCATTGTTTATGATAGCTCTTTTGACAAGATACAAAACGATCTGCCTAAAGTTTTTAAGTTGGATACAATTGGAACTCATGTTGACTTTTACTCTTTAACTTAGGGAACCTTTTTGAGTTATAAGTTTGATGAGCACTTGTAAAATTTGATTGATTATGACTTGAAATCTGGTGCACTTACACTTTACACCTCAATTGTCTTGTTGCAGCATCTTAAAATACCTTATAGTGTAGCTTTTAATGAGCTTAAGGCTATATAAAATATGTAATAACATCCACTTTTTAATATTTAGAAGATTAGACCTTAATTGTCTTCATTTTAGGAGTGTAGAATACTTCTTTGTTAATTAGGTAATGGATTACATGCTTTGCACATATTGGAATAAGGATAAGCTGCTGCTGTCTATAATGAAATGTCTTGGGCTGCTTTTCTACCTGTATAATTGTTATAAGATCTTGCAGCTTTCTTGACTAATCATAAAGTTTAGGTTGAATTTTCCCGTCTTCCTGGGTCTGTTCATGATTTAGCTACACATCTTGGTTGTATTATCTATTATCGTTTTAATGACTCCATCAAATTCGTCAATGGAGGGTTGAAATTTGCTCTTTTTTGCGAGGTTTCTTAAATAGATAATTAATTAGTTATTGGTCGTTTTATTTTTAACATTTCAACTAACCTTCATTTCATTCTAGGTTGTGAACATAGGAAGTTGTTTTTGGATTTTGTGGAGCCATAAGCCTCATAAATTGATCCTCCTGAGAATAACCCTGTTGATGATGATGATGAATGTGTTACAGTCAGTATTGATTATATAGATAGTCTAGAGAGGATGTATGATACTGGTGTCTATACTGACTTGTATGACTAACTTGTTAATGATGTTCGTAATGATTGTATGTCTGGTGCTAAGTCTCTTTAGTAGTTTATTTCACTTGTCAATAAATATTTGTTTCGTCATGGTGTATTGGCTACTGACAAAAAATTGAACTAATTAGTTAAGTTCTCTCTCTTCTTTTCTGATTAATAAGTGGAATAAACTTTGTCTTTAAAGCGTTCTGGGAAAAATTTTTAAATAGTTCGTAATTAAGTTTGGGACGTCTCTGTGGAATTTCAAATTCCTTCAGATGCTAGAAGGAAGTTAGAGTTGCTAATGTGTGGTGTCCCTTATATTAATAAAATTTTGGAGAAAACAGGCTCTTAACCTTATCATCATCCTGTTTTGAGGACGGTGACGGATTATTGTACTGCTTATTGCTTATCTTTTCTTAGGGATGGATTTTATGATCTTGGGTCTAAGTATCATAAGATTTCAAAGATCTATAGGGGTTAATTTATTGCTGTTCGCCCACCTCTATGGTCATTGGATCGTGCCTATTTAGCATAACATCCTTATTAGAATTACCCTAATGTGGTCTATGATTCTAGAGTTTTGTCTAATTTAACTCCTCTTTAGGGGTAGTTCCTTTCAGTTGATTCAATCTATTATTAGGGTGTTCAAGATTGTATAGCTTCTTCTTAATTTTCAAAAATGTCATATGTGGTTTGTTAGGTTTACCATCCTGATGTCCCTAGACAGAAATACTATCATAAAGAGGGTAAGTACAATATTTACAAGAAAGGTGGTAAAATCTTTGTCAGTAATGCTCCATTTGGTAATGAAAAACCTTATTAACATGAAATTTTACCATTTAATAAGTTTAGCCCTCATATAAGTGAATTTGATTTCCTTAATCATCATTTTACAAAAGTCCTCTCTTATGAGACTTCTCCTAGTTCATGGACATTTGTTTATTAAGTTGAGTATCTTCAGTTGTAGGTTCTCGGTTATAATGATGTTGAGGAATATGTTGATTATGATAGTGAGTCACCTTATTTTAATGAGGATATGTATTATCGTTGCTTTAATTTTTTGATGACTGCTTCCTTATAGAAGACTCATGGCTATGCCTCAGTTTTGAATTATTGGAAGTCATAGAATTAGGGCAAACCTGTTTAGTCTGAGTTTGAATTGAAGCAAATGAAGTATACTATTTCAAAGGCTATATTTGATTATACTACTACCTCAGTCTAGGATAAGATTTCATTAACTAATTAGATTTAATAGGAGGTTAACCCTGTTGCCATTGACGACTAGACTCGCGCTATTATGCCTTAGATTTAAACAAAATCTGATTATCTTAAGGTGTTATCTACTCCTTTGTATTAAAATTCTTGTTTGCGTTTTGGTGTCTTGGTTGATTCATCTCGTACTATATTAACTGACCCACTACATTCAAGTTTGAGATTAGAATGGTTCCGTAGTAATTCTATGATTTTAGAATAGGAGCCTTACTTATAGGCTATTAATAAATTATAACCCTCTACTCATCGGAAATTGCGTACTTTCTAAAGATTTTGTAATGTTTTGCAGTTTTTGGATATGTGTACTTTTTAAGCCACTTCTTCGATTGTGTAAATAGGAGCTTTGCTTGGTGAGGGTATGATTAATACTATTAACTATGCTTGTAATGGAAATATATCAAATGTTTTTGAAAATTATGGTACTAAGCTTAGAGATCGTTAGACTCCTTTACCAAATGGTGAAATTGATTATACTCATTGTTTGACCAATGGTATATTTTCTAGGCTTTAACACGATGTTACCATGTCTGTTGCTCATTAATTATTATAATAGTCCTAATAAACAAGTGAGCATGTTATACCATAATTGTAATAACAAGATGCCTAGTAACAAGTTGTAGCTCTTAATGTTTTTAATGCGACTGCCAAAAATGTCTATGTTGCTGGTGATTAATAGTATGACTTTTTTGAATAGTTGAGGGTAATGGGCAAGCCTAAATAAATAGTAAGGGGTGTCGATGAAATAATTGCTCATTAGATTTCTAAGGGTAATATGAAGTATTATGATGATATGGATGAGTATAATCGTACTTTGTATGTTTAACCCAATTATGACCCTTCTACTATTTTAGAATTGAATTCTAAGTGCATTAAATTGAGAATTTTCGATATGAATGGGAACATTACTTATGATTATTTGAAGAGGAAGTCTCAGCCTTCATTGTAGGACTGGTTCTCAGTTCATTAACATGACTATTCTATTGTTCCTTAAATTAGTGTTACTTAAACAGGTCTTACTAATCTTTCTTCAAAGTAGGTTCATATTTGTTAACGGTAATCTATCAATTAAATTTTTGCTTTTACTTAAAGACACTTAACTGCGACTATTGTTGGTGATCACTTCATTGTTGGTCGGTTTAAGTAGTTTGTTAAGTAATAATTGTTACTTGAATCTTCTGTAAAACCTTTTATTTAGTTTACCACTTTTTAGGAATATTTATAAAAGATAGACCCTAGTAAAAGGGTTAGTTATTAGAGGGGTTATGACGATTTTTTCAAAAGGTTTAAGTTTGACACTCGTTATGAGGTTATGTAGAAATCAATGGAGCCTTAGATTAAGCTTTCGACTTCAGTAAAGGCCCGGAATTTGTTCAATCCCTCTAATAGTGTAAAAGCTATCGGGGGTTGGATTAATGAACAAATTATTTAATATCTACATTATAACAGGCCCTCTTTTATTCATGGTTAGAATTGTTCATAGACGGAGTAACATTTTCAAACCATTATTAATCGCTATGAAAACCCACGTTTTATAATGTGGGATGGTGTGGCTTTTGATGCTCATTAGCATAAGAGGAATATTTAGGCAGTTGATTTTTAGTTTTATGATGTATACTTGGAGACAATTTTATTAGGTTTGGACATTCCTGTAGAGTACTGGTCTGTAATTAAAGATTATATGTATAATTTGGATGTGTCTATCGTATCCTATGTTTAGTCTAGTGGTAAACGTCTGAAGTTGATGGAGGGTAAGATAAACGCCACTACTTTTTCTGGTGACCCTTGTCGTACTACTGGTGGTAATAGTTAGAGGATGGGATTTGCTAATGCATTCATAGCCAATGAAGCGGGTTTATACACTAGTATTGTGTCTGATTTGAATGGAGCGAGTGACAGTAATGGTGCAGATGATGTTGTTATTGTCGTTGAAGATAGGGATATAGAAGCGTACTTAAGTAGTTTATTCTAAAATGTGTGGTTTGGTGACAAACTCCCTAATAAATGGCATTATGGGTTAGGTTTAATGGGTTAAGCTTTAAAGATTGGGATTGACTCATTTGAATTTTTGTCTAAGATTGGCACTGTTTATAAGGGTTAAGTTTATTTTCATAGGCCTATTGACAGAGCATTATTGATGGGTAACTATTCTTATAAACTTACTGAATATTTCTTATCTACTTAACATGCTATGTGTCAGAGTTTATCTATAGCTTCTTGGTCTACTGACATCTAGGCAGCTTGGTTTATTACCGATATGAGAGATCGTTATGTTAAATAGATTTATCCTAATAATAAGTCATTGTCTTAATATTAAGCTAGTTATTCTTATAAGGCATAATAGCGTCCTGTTGTTAGGCCCTTGTTGGATTATTCTGCTGTTAATTTTACCCCCACTTTTATAAATGATGACTTGATTAGTCTTATAGATAATTATTGGGGTTCTTTATAAGTAACTGGTTTTAAGTAAAATTATTTTAATTGAATGTAGAACAACGTTCCTCTTACTAGATCTTAGAAGAAGAATCGGAAGCGAAGGATTAAGAAGGCTTAAAACAACAATGGGCGTTAGAATCAACCCTTCTAGTAGTAGCCTCGTGGCAATTAATTATAAAGATAAAACTAGAATTTAAATCGATAAGTTAATTATCTTTCTAACGAGGTTGACAAATTGAAGTCTTGGGGTAAGTAGCATGGTAATCCTACTTTTCAATAAGTTTATGATATTTATGATGCTGGAACTGACCCTGCCTTAGACAGAATGATCTAAAGGCCACCTGTACCTAATGAATTAAGTAGAATGTATAAGTACTTAGGTAGGAAGACTGCTGAAGATTTGGAGCCAAACTTTTTCAATCTTACCCCCAATTAACAACTTTGAGCTATAAGATTGATGATTGCTGATGATATGGGATTAGGGAGTATTGCCTCAAGTGTAGGCACGGCCCTTTTGGATACTGCTGTTAATCATGCACCTGATATCATCCATTGGATAAAAGGTATGTTCACTCCTACAGATGATGGCGGTGTCATTTAGCCAAAAGCATAACCTATGACATCTTCTGCTACTTCTAAGCCAAAGACTGGTCAAATGATGTCTTATATGCCCTCTGCTGCTTAATATGTAGAATATCCATCTGAGGCTTATAGTTCTGATGCAATTTCTGTTAATTATATTGCATCTTGGTTGCGCCCTGAGGAATAGCGTTGTCGTAGGCCTACTGAATTAGCCATGTAAACAGCTCTTGCAACTGGTATTTTATAATTTGAATTTCTTGTTAATACAAATGGTAATGGAGCAGCTTATATTTTTCCTAATTATCCTAATGGTACTGGTGGTAGTACCTTGAATTCTTTTTACATGACAATGTCTGGAGCTGACTTTACTCCTTCAACTGGAGCTTGGTCTAGTGTTACTTATGGTGCTGGACCTTTCAATGGACTTGATACTAGCGTTGAATCTTATAATGTCAGTTCATTTTCTGTTGATGTAACACCTATAGTCTCCTTAGATTAATCATAGGGTTTCTTTTAAATGATTTACTTTTAATAACCCCTGAATAGTAGTTTTGATAGTTCTTAACCATTTACTACATAATCATGTATGAGCAATATGCCTTATTATTAAATTAAAGCTGCTAAAGATAAGGAACTTCGCATGATTAGAATTCCCAATACTAATGATATAGGTTATTCATAAACGTTTACAACTGATACATTGCCTATAACTGAAGGTTTTTATTTGTTAGCGTATGGTTTCCCTACAGGCACACCTAATTTGACTGTTGCTACTATTAATTTATCTTATGTTTATGAATTTATACCGACTTCAACTAATGTTATCCTATCATTTATGGATTATCCTTATCCTGGAAGTCGTACACTTGATTGCATTAACAATTTATCGCAGAAACATCGTAGATTATAGAAGGCTTCTACTTCTGAGTCAATTCGACTCGTTGAAAAATTGTTGAGTTGTAATCCTAAGACACATGATTAGACTATACGCTGTGTCGATAGTTTTTACTCTAACAACCCAGTTACTGACATGAAAATACATGTCACAAATAACATACCCACCAATTCTTTGTTGAATAATCAGAATGATTCTATAGAATTGGTCGATATAGGTTAAGGTTGATGAGTTCAGAGGGGTCAAGCTTGATGCACTTGATCTACTCTTAGTTAGCATCACTTAATCACGGAAGTGGATGGAGTCCTTCTAATGTGATTTTGACCTACTCCGGGTCACTACACGACTGTAGATTTCACAAGTCTGGGGTTTGCC